AGTGAGGTATCCAGTTGCCTTCAATGCTTATCTCTCCACCATCCCTGATGCCCGCCAAGAATTCTCTAAAGGCGTTAGACGAATCGTGATTGGTAACATCAATCGGATCCATCGATTGATTCGGCCCAGAGATACTTATAAGCTCCGCGATAGTATTCCCATTCCATTTAAGAGTAGTTCCAAATCCTGATACTGCTGCTGTAGTCATTTTTTTGTCCTCCTGTCTGTTTAATAAAAAAGGGCAGGTATAAACTGCCCTAAGTCCCAAAGGTGATAAATTAAATTATTCGTTATGCCAAAGTCGATATTCTTCGGCCAGGTGGTATAATTCCTGGCCTTCTTCGTATAAATCAATCTCGTTTTCATGGAAACATGAATTTACTATTACTCCGCTCACACCTCCCATTGTCCCTGAGTAAGCATTTAAGACGTTTTTTACCTGGGCCGCTATCAATTTAACGCTGTTATATGTAGTAGCAAATATGCTTATCTGGATTACGCTTTCGCAAAGATTAACCGCCCCGTCATGGCTATACGTCGGGTTGCTGGTAATCTTGGTTAATACTATATATGGTGGTACTACATCTTGTGGTGCTTTGACGTAGTGGATTTTTTCACCTACTAAAGCGGTCACCCCAGATGTGGCCAATAATTCATCGTGTATTGCCTGCTCGATTATCATATCGACTTATCAACCTTATCCTTTAAATCCTTGACTATGCCCTCTTTATTAGCCTCAAGAGTAGGACGCCAATACGGCCTAGCACTCATTTTAGACGTGCCAAATTCTACTAAATGACGGTGTGGAGCTATTTTGGCATCTACAACCGCTAAAGCCAGTCCCTTATTGCGTCCCTTGAATGACTTTATTGCCCTTTTTAAGTTACCAGTCGGGCCTTGTGGCGCCCTAGAACGTGCCTCGTCTGCTATCTTTTTAGCCTTTTTCTCAGCAATAGCACCCACTACAGAAGAATCTAAGGACTTCTGTATCTTCCCTAGTTCTTTAACGGTTTTTTCAAGTCCCATAATCTTAAAACTAATCAAGTGACTCCTTATACATGATGTCCAGTTCTTTCTTGCGTTCCTGCGGATGCACTATTGAGATTATCTTGAAATAACGGTTGCCATATTTGACTCGCATGGTAGGCGTCACTCCAGTTCGGTAGCGAATAACAATCTTTCCCTGAACTTCGCTGTTAGACTGCAGGGCTTCAAAGTAGTTTTTACCGCTGTTAGGCTCAATAGACCCCCAAACAGTCGCCCAATCCGTATATGTTTCGTACCATTCCCCCATAGCATTTTTAACTTTTGTGGGAATTTGGATTGTAATTCGATGCCTTAACCTTCCGGCTCTCATTTATTTATCCTGAAACCTAATAATGGACTTGCTATAGATATTAACTTGCCTAATTGCGCAAGCTTGATTTTAGGCGCTAAATTCTTAATAACATTGCAATATAACTTTAAGCCTTGCCATGTTATTGGCCATCTTTTTAATGTAACTTTTATCTCTATAGCTCTCATTTAAAATACCCTGTTCTGCCAAAGTAAACTATCGACCGCTAGTGGTACGGTTACGGCATTCATGCCAGTTGACAAGACGGCTTCGCGGTTCTCGTAATAATGGCCGATTAGTAACAGCATAGCCTGTTTTACTTTACTTGGAACGTCTGCCCTCAGGGCGCCATAACCAGCAACAAATGTAATACATACTCCATTAGCAGGTCTTAGAGTAGTTGAAGGCCATGACTTTCCATAATTTAATACGATCCGCCCTAGCTCACTCTTTGTATCTACAAAATATTCGCCGGCATCAATGAAGTATTCGGTATCGCTAGTGTTATAGTACGTAATGATACCCGATATCGTTGCCGTGCCAGTCCCGCTGCCTGCCCCTGTCGCCGTAAATACGACGCCTACTGTATTGGCTGAGGCGCCGACCAAAGTGAAATCAGTATCCCCTATGGTCAGAATACGATAAACGGTGCCTGTTACAAAGGTGCCCGCAGTTATGGCCGGCACTTGTAGCGGAGGCAATGGAATCTCGATATAATTCTTATCTGGGAACTTATCAAGCCATAGCTCCCAGGTTTGGGAAATGTAGGCTCGGTTCTGAAAGTCCTCGGCATATTGCCTGGCGGTTGCTATAAGGGCATTTATCAGGTCGTCCTCAACAACCGTTGACGCGTCTTTTATAACATCGACTGAGAATACACACGCGCCCGTGGCTACTGTGGCCACCGCTCTTAAATACGCTTTAACTCCAGTATATGCTTTCTCCTGGATAGCATTATCATTGTCCCCATCAACCTGAGTAAATGCGCCATCGGTTACATCAGTCCAGGTAATCTCATCATCCGAGTCCTGGAGTTTGACATCAACAGTCCCGCCTGAGCAATCACCAGCATTGAGATTCACCAATACGGAATATCCTAATACTGCTATTGAACTGCCTTCTAAGGTATAAGCCGCGGCAATAACATGGCTGCCAGGTACGATAGACTGTTTCGTGGTGATATCAGTGGCGAAATCCTCTGAGTCTATCCGTAAATGGCTCTTAGCCTCTGCTAGGCTTACTGGTTCGATTGTTGGTTGTGTTTTTATTATTAACGCCATGTGCTTTTCTCCGTATCGGTCGTGATAACATTGCATTTTCAGGTGGCTCAATTGAGGTAGTTTCAATTGCCAATCCAGATTTACACCATTCCCGCCCTATTTCCTCTGGTACTTCGATTATGGCGCCAGCGGCCAAAGTGCCTAATTTCGTAGCCGCCGACTCTTGCATTATTATTTTCAATTCTCCCTCCCATTAAATCATTATGGTATCCAGGGGGTTGGTTTCCCTTCCCCCTGGATTATCAACTTTAGTGCGCTATCTGAAGCATGATGAACGGAGAGGCTTGCCCGCCGCCGTCCAAAAAGGCGATAACGACTCCAGCAAGCTGTTGTGCGGCGTTCGAAGTGTTACGAACAGCAATGCTTCCGTTACCTACAAACACGCATTCCAGTAACCCATCGGCACCACCAGGTCCACCCGCACCAGATACAGGCGCAGCCCAGTTCGGGCCTGATACCTGAAGCCATAAGCCCTGAGTAGCTTTTGCCGCTACTGTAGGCATACCCATGACCATTGCCTGTGCGCCTTGGTTCGACTTGACACACCCATAGGGATTTCTGATACATTCGCACCATTTATCTATGGGAGTTATTGCTGGAGTAGGAGAGTCTAAAGTGATAGTTATATCTCCACCTCCAAGAGCTATTGCCGTATTGCCGATTATGCCCCGACGATAGCTGTTCTCGCTGCCTGGAAACGCTATAAATTGTCCACCTGCGAGTTCATTCGCCGTAACCCCTACGCTATAAGATAGACTCCCGTCGCTATCTATAGTAATGGTTATCTCCGTCTCCCCTGCTGCAACCTCCGCAGTACAGTGGGCCTGAATGACTTTCTGTTTATATGAATTAAACGCTCCAAAGTCAGTATTAAGAGTGGCTCCAGCTATGGCATAGATAAACTCTTTGTTACCTAGTCTCATAAATGAGGCTGCTGGATACTGGGGAATATCATCTGCCTCGAAAGGTACTCCACCTGGAACATGGATTACTCCCTCTCCCACTTGGGGTAAGTGCATCCTGTGCATCTTCGCTGTCATTTTTAGTTTTCCTCTGTCCTATTATTTCGAGAGAATCATTTTCACTCTCGATGCGGACGCTCAACTCTATTCACTTTACCTATAAATAGGTATGTATTTTAGGTGTTGTTATATAAGGCCCTGAAGGCGTTAGTTCTTACTACGCCACCGCCTACCCTGAAGTAAGCCAGGAACCCGACAAGCCCTGACTCTGCGTAGAGTTCGTCAAGTCGGGCTATGGACATCTGTGCTTTATCAAGAATACGATAGCCCGCTTTGAAATCGCCGAATATGATATTCTTTGCGACGACTTCATCAGCAGGATAATTCATATCATCTTGATTATAAACAGGATATCCGAGTAAGGAATTTGGCTTCCCTGCCTGGACGTTTGGTTGCCAGAGATAATCGCCATAGTAACCAGCAGACACTTCCGCCCGCAGATATCGAACTGCCTTCTCTGTTTGCGAATTCATCAGGAAGCTGGCATTTTTGCGATATTTGGCCGGCAGAGTATATACCAGGTTAATTAGGTCATTAACGACGATAGCATCAGCGGTGGCTAGGTTGACGTTGGTAATATGAGCATCCACCGCTATCCCGTCTGGTTGCTGGTTAGCATGGCCTGTACCTATGGCAAAGGCGGTGTCTTCCGTTTCCGCCCGCGCCCGGGCGAACGAGTCGGCGATAAAAGCCTTCAGGTTATAATCGGTATCCTGTAGCTCATCACGCCCAATCTTGGCAAGCCCTGTTAAGTCCTCTACATACATCCAGTCTTCAGCAGGAACTGGTATGGTTTCGGTAACATCGGAGCCAGTTTCCAACTTGCCCCATCCCATGCTTACTTCAGTAAGAGAGCGGATTCTCACCCGATCTCTGGTAGTCGTTCGAGGGGTTACCAAGCCACGCATTACAGTGAGACCGGGCAAGACCCTGATTATTTCAGTCATGATATCTTCTGGTACAAGAATTTGCCCCGTGGCATCTTCTACCAGAGCGCGGTTTTCAATATCCGAAAGTCCATTCCGTCCATGGCGCATCCATTTCATAAATGAATGACTCCGCAGTTCGGCATCGTCGTCTTTAGCGTTCTTTCCCTCAGGGTCTGGCTTGAGTGCATCCCGTTTGCCTAAATTGGCAATTTCACTTTGCAACCCCTTCGCTTCCACATACTCGTTACGAGTCCTCTCCGTCTTCTGCTTCTCCGCCTTAAATTCCTCTAGTTTTGTGTTTTCCTCATCAGAGAGATTGCGCTTTTCAGAATCAGCCTTATCCAAAATAGCAAGGCCTTCCTCTTTCAAGGCAGTAATCTTTCTCTGAAATTCAAAATATCTTTGCATTTTTTTATCCTCCTAGTTTTTTATTTAGATGCTATCAAATTCCATTCTCCAGCGTTCCATATTCAGACGCTCAACATACCCATCGTTATCGTGAGCACCCTGAACGCCCAAATCTTCCGCTTTATTTGGAAGATAGCTATTTAATATATCAATGGCTTCTCTCACCACTGTTATATCCTCATTAGTTATTGCCCTTTGCATCTCCATTACAGTTATCAACCGTTCCGCATCTAATCCCGCCTTCTCAAATGCCGAACGCACTTTGACATCTGTTTGCAGGTATGCGGGGTATGTAACAGGTGATATATCGTATAGCTTCGTATTTATAAGTTTCCTTATAGGAATCTTCCCTTCCTGCTGGTCCCATTCCTCACCTTTCTTGCTCCTGATATTGAAGGCAAACGACATCTGGCTAATATCTCCACGTTTAATAGATACCATCAAGTCTCTTGCCCATTGTGTATCAGGAGGGTCAATCTCTATAGCCAGCCCCTTCTCGTCCTCTTCCAGTTTCAGTGTTCCGCTTTTATTTCTACCCAATACATAGTTTGGGTCATGGTTAAATAGAGCACGGATGTCATCTTTCAATATTGCTTCTGTGAAGGCACCTGGCATGATGATTTCTCTAAATCCAAACATCTCTTCGGAGAGTTTGTTGAATACAGCAGCATGCCCCCTGATTTTTTCCTTATCATCATCAGCCCTGATTTCTATAGTATCGAGCTCAAATGTCCTGATTTCTCTTTCTGTTTTCATGGTCTTTTTCTCCTTATCCTTATCCCATTGGGACTGACAAACTGCATAGCGCTGCTTGTTATCCGGATACTCGTCATTCATTAAATCGTTACCCATGCACCTTGATATAAACTCTTCCTCGGTCTCTTTAGTTGTTGGTTTTGGTATTGGCATTATTTTTACCTTTAATCCTTAATCTGCGTCTTGTTGCCCTGTTCATTCGAACTTGCTTAACCACATTGCCTTCCTCGTCAACAAGTCGCACTAATTTAGCAGGTGATGGTGTAAAATTCATATCTCCTCCAATAAAAAAGGACTGCTTTTACAGTCCTAAACTTGGCGCAGGGAGCGAGGTGTTTCCTCAACCGCCCTGCATAACTTACAGTATGTTTATCCTGGTGATATCTGGCAAACACATTTATCGTGTAATGGTGGGTGCATCCTTGGCTGATATACCACCAAGTCGTTTTCTCCTTCAGCTTTCAGAATAGAGTCATTACTTAAAAAGGCTTCCTGTATCCCAACAACCTTACCGTCCATCTGTCGGCAAAACGGACAGGGCTTACTTCCCAGTGCCACCCAAGTTAATTTCAATATTCCCGCACTAGTAAAAATAAATCTGGCCAGGGCATTACTTAATTGAACGGTGTCCCTGGCGGCAATTTTGCCCGGGCGTTTATCTTCCCACTCGTCTAATCTTTGCTCTATGATAGGTAAAGGTTCATCACCTGCCTTGATGGCTTCCTGAATTAAATACGTCAATTGCCCCTCAGAAGATTTAGTATATCTGGCCATAAACGACTTGCCATATTCGTCAACAAATTTCTTTACCTCTGAGGTAACAATCCCGTCGCCGTTAACCTCGTCGGCGGCTATCGGTACTATGGCTTCCATTAATGATTGGAATGCAGGGTCGCTCTGTCGCTTGATATATTCTGGAAATTCGCGATAAAATCTACTCAGCCATTCAGTAAAATCAATATTTGACCTTTCGCTTAAATAATTTTTAGCGGCTCTCCGTACAATTTTAGCTTCATGTTTTACTATCCTTTGTCCTGCATCTTTAAATACTGGTTCAAAAGACTTGGCCGTCCGAGCTCTTGATATGGCACCGTTCTTGGCCCTTGTCTCTGGCAATGACCTGACAGCTTTTTCTTCAATTATTTGGTCAGCCTGGTCCATCGGCACCATGTTAAGCGGTACGTAAGTTTTATCGCCACCGTCTATGGGGTTCATGTTCTCTTTTTCCCTGATATCGTTTGGCGAATAGGCGCCTATCATAAACATCTGATTATAGAATTTACCCCTGGCATCCGAGTCACCTCTTAATAGGCCGTCGATAAGAAACTCAGCATAGAATTGTTTCCTTTCGCTTGGACCCATAAGCTGAAGGTGAATCGACTGTTCCCATCTTACAAGCCACGGCCTTATACAGTGAATTACAAATTCCAGGCTTTGTTGCTCGATATTTGAGAACGTGGCCTTATTCAAGTCTCCTATCATGTGTGGCGGAATATGATAAAATCTGGCGATTTCGGATAGTTGGAATTGGCGAGTTTCAAGAAATTGTGCATCTTCCGGCGGTATCCCTATTCTCTGCCAAGTCATGCCTTCCTCTAAGACCATCATTCTGTGAGACTTACCTAATCCCGCATATTGGGTATTCAAACTACCTTCCAAGTTATCATGGGCCACCTTGGATAGTGTTTTTGGATGTTGAACCACCATTCCCATATGCGCCCCTTGACCGAAAAATCTTGCGCCGAATTCCTCTGTGGCCAGGGATAAACCTATGGCTTCGCGGGCCAATTGGATAGGTGGATAGCCAACAAGTCCGTTATATCCAAAACCTGGGATATGCCAAATTCTAAAAGAGGGTAATTTATGATCCACACCATCAGGCGTGGTATATATATAAAACAGCTCCCCTTTTTCCCTTATGACTTGCATCTTGTCTGGCCGTAGTGGCCAGATTGCATTTATCATCCCGCTGCGTTCGTTCCAATCTATTTCAGAATAAGCATTCCCCCATGTGGCCAGGTGGCCTTCCATAGTTTCGCGTAACTGGTAGCTAGTCATTTCAGGATTGGGGGCATCGTGCAATAGCTCGTATAGGTGATGGTTTACTGCCCTTTCCTTTCCCCTAGGCAATCTTCGGTAAACAGGTAATGGCAAGGACGCTACCGTTTGGGCCAGCAAGCTGACGCAAGCATATACCGCCGATGCCTTTAATGCCGATGCCTCCGAAACATTTACTCCGGCCGCACTAGGTCGGCTGAATATATTCCTGAATATATTCTTCTGGACATCGGACAACGAGTAACGGCGCTCTATGTAATCTGCTATTTTACCCATTTCGCCGTCTCCTTAATCTACTCCCCAATATTCCCAGGGAAGCAAATAATAATCCCATCGCAATTAAAGCCGCTGGCCAGTATATAAACCATATTCCAGTGCCAATCATCACTATACCGCCAACGGTCAAAACATCGTCGACAATATCACTTTTTTTCATAAAGCTGTAACTCCCTGCGTTTCGTAAATACTAGGCGCATCTTCATCTGCGTGCTTTATCGCTAGGCTCAACCCCATAATCGTAGCGACCGCGCCGTCTATTCGCTGTGTTGATTTTTCCTTATCAGGTTTCAAGTTTCCTGCTGGATCCTGGCGGACAACCAAGTTGTCTATATTCCACCGGAGTATAGGATTGTTACCGTGGATAAGGTTTCCTGATAGGACTTGCGTTTCAAAATCCTTTGTCGCTGGACTCATTGAAACAAATCCCTGGCCAAACGGTGTCATGTTAAAACCATCATCCATTAACTGAGTGACTATCTGAGTTGCGTTCCATCTATCAAAAGCAACTTCTGCTATCTCGTATTTAGTAGCTTCCTGACGGGTAATCTCGCGCATGTAATCATAATCAACTACATTTCCATCCGTGACGTGAAGGTGTCCCTGGCGCTTCCAAAGCGAATACGGCACCCTGTCCTCTTTTTCCTTCTGCAGCATGGTCGCTTCAGGTATCCAATAGTGCATCTTCACCGCGTATTTATCGCCGATATGGAATACCAGAGCCAATGCGGTTAAGTCCTTTGTGGAAGATAGGTCCAAGCCGCCGTAACATTTCAGTCCCGCTAATTTTGGTAACCGCTTATTACAAGCATCCCAGGTTTCAATTCGCATCCATCGTTCCGCTGAGTTTACCCACTGATCTAAATATAGCCTCCTGAATGTCATTTCCAGTGCTGGCGTTTGTTGCGCCCTTTTACAGAGTGACCGCATTTCCTCGATACTGCGGAATACTCCTAACGCTGGATTGCACTTCAACCAAACGTCTTCATCGGTCCAATCTTCTTTAGGTTCGGCGGCATATATGCAAACTAGCCAGGTCGGATCGTCTATTATTCCGTCCCGTACCTTGCAAGCGTAATTATGAAGTTCCCAGCATATAGAGTTACGGTCATATCCAGCAGTCGTGGTTACTATGTCCGCTGGCTGAGTTCGGGTACCATGTGAAGTTGTAAGCACATCCCATAATTCTCTAGTCTTTGCGGCATGGAGTTCATCATATATAATCGCATGAGCATTAAGCCCATCTTTATTGTATCTATCAGCACTGATGGCTACATAAAATGATCTATTCCTGTAATAGACTATTCTCTTCTGCGGTGAGTAGACCTTGCTCAGGCTGTTTAAAGTATGGTTTTGTTCTACCATCGGGGCTGCAGCTTGGAATAAAAGCCCTGCTTGTTCTCTATCATTGGCAGCGCTGTATATCTGAGCACCTAATTCATCATCCAGGTAGAGTAAGGGTAAGGCAAATCCGCCCGCTCCTAGCTCTGTTTTACCATTTTTCCGGGGAACTTCTAGCCAGACAGTCCTATATTGCCTGGTTCCGTCTGGATTTAAAGTACCGTAAAATCTGCGGATTAGCTCTTCTTGCCAGTCCATCAGGATAAAAGGCTTACCTGCCCACTGTCCCGTTGAATGCTTTAATGTATTAATAAACCTAACGGCCCGGTCGGCTTTTGCCCTGCCGTTTTCAAGTAACCGTCTTTTACCAAGGCGACTTTTAATAAGTACGGCCATTAGTTATCACGGACACCATTAAGTATATCCGCCATAGGGTCGTCTTTCTTATCTTTCTCACCAATAGATAATCGGCTTCGTTCGGCTGGTGTTAATCCGAATTCAGCACAGAAGGCTTTTATCTGGTCCAGACATTGCTTGGCGATACTGACTTGTGGGTATTGCTGAATGTACATTGATATTACCCTGCCTTCCTCGTCCTTCTTGGGAATGGTCAGAGAAAAACCATGCTTCTCAATAAATTCCTCTGCCTGTCTCCACTTCGCGTATGTCTGGCAATAGCCAGCCAGGGCCACCCGGTCAAGCTTGGATAGCAAGCCTATTTTTTCCAGTTGTGGCGCTATCCGCCGCCATTCTCGTTTTGCCTCTAAGCGCAGCCAGGTTGGACAATGCGGTTTTGTGAGCTCTGGCCGTGGCTCGTTTAAGTTAAGCAACCTTTTACCCGGGTTGCCTTCCAATATTTTTAAATTTGTTGGTTTTGGTTTTCTTCCTTCCATAATCCACCTCAATAAAAAAGGCATAGCGGTCAAACTATGCCTTTCCAGTCTTTTGGTTATACTAGTTCTATTTGTTGGGCTTCCTCTGAGCCTCAATTAGTTTCTGGATTATCTGGTCGTATGTTTCGCCCTTGCGCCCCATGTTGCTTAACGCTTCTTTTGTATCCTGCCCAATCTGTATTGTCGTCTTTTTCATTTCACCCATTGCATTAAATCCTTTTTTATGTAGTAATCACAATTATAACGCTTCAGGGTATTTATAACATCTATGGCGAATTTATGCCAGTCTATCGTTTGGGCCAATGGATGATGGTTAAGCTTTCCGACTTTGAATTTATCAACAAACCTTTCGGTTAGTCCTATTACTTTCAGGGATTGCTCAGGTTCAATAACGGGTTCAAGACTAATCCAAGTATGCACCCCCTGTTTATGAGCATGTTTTATACTTTCTATTCTTTCCGCCGGCGGAGCTGCTTCTGGTTCCCATTCTTCAAAGCCTTTTAACAATGTTATCGTGGTGCCAAAACTATCCTCTGAGGTTAATAAATCAAAATCACGTTCTGCTCTAGACCCACCTTTGGTTAGTATATTAACGTGTAAGCCATAGAAATGAATTATCGCTATGGCCTCTCGCGTTAATTGGAATTCTTTATCAATAGGCTGGTAAGGATCGCAGGTAAAGCATAAGAATACTTGTTGGCCAGCGTGGGTTTGCCTTAGTATCTGGCAGTCTTTTTCTAACAGTTTTATAACATCTTTACGTGGCTTTGGATCGTGGAATTGCTCATTGCTTTTATGGGTAAATATTGGTGCATAACAGTAAGTGCAACGGTGGCCACAACCGTTATATAAGTTAGCGGCCAAATCGTTATATTCCCTTGCTCTTCCTTGTGGCTCATAGATGATTTTAGTCTTTAGCATAACGCCCTCACTCTCTGGCTATCCAGGCTTCTCATGAGTTTGTTAATCAGTTTACCCATTAGGCTTAACTGGCCTTTGGTGATATCCAGTCTTTCAAGCATGGACGCGGCTGTAATACCTGGGCTGGTCCGTTCCAGTTCGTTTATTTCTTCAAGAGCTTTACAGGCGCGCTCGATAGCGTTTTTGGTTTTTAGCCTAGTGGCCATTTCCTCATTGCTTAACTTGCTTTCCGGGAATAGTTCGGTCTGGTTTTCTTCTGAATAGACTTTCTCGCATAATTGCTGGCATTGCTGAACGGATAATTGGTTGCTGGTCATTATACCTAATGCTTTCAGTTGACCATTGGGTGTCAGTTTACCAAGTGCTATGCCTACTACCAGACTCATTTGATCCTTCCTAATCATGGCTTGGATTTCAGGTCTGGTTTTCAGAATATTCAATAGCCAGGATATGATGTTCTTAGGCTTGCCGACGATATCGGCTATTTCGTCCAGCGTGTAACCTTTCTCCAAGAATGACTGATATGCCTCTGCCACTTCTATTGAATTCAGATCTTGCCGGACGATGTTTTCTAGTAACTGGAATTCTTTAGCTTTATTTTTGTTGCCTTGGAAAACTATGCAGTCTATATGTTCTAAGCCTAGACTGTGGGCTGCCCGGAATCTTCTTTCGCCAGCTATGATAATATAGCCGCCGTTAAAATTTGACCTGACACTGATCGGTTGAAGTAGGCCATTTCGTTTAATACTGTTAGCAAGCTCTGAAATGGATCGCTTGTCGAACTCCTTCCGTGGCTGCCCTGGGTCTGATTTGATGGTTTTTAGTGATATTTGCCTTATCTCCCTTTCCATTTTCTTCTCCTTTCGATATATTCGTTATAGTAATTATAAGCAATATAGCTAGGGATGTCAAGGTTTTTAAAGCTAAAATCAGATTTTTTACAGCTATTTTTTAGATTTTCTCTGTAAATCTATATGCCAGTAATAGACTGTCCGCTTATCATTATGGAAGTATTCGGCCTTCTGTGTCTGGTATCCATACCGCTTTTCAAGGTCCAGTAGCATGGTGGCGAATATATCAACGTACCAGCGACCAAGGCCAGGGATATTAGTTTGCCTGGGTAAACCTTCAGTAGCAGATACGAACCTTGAAACGTCTCCGACTAAGTTTTGGTGTAACACCAGTCCATCCGTAACAAATAGAGTTAGCTTCGCTTTGGTGTACTTTCTCAGGATAAGATATATCTGTTTCCAAGGTGAACCGTAATCGTCCAGGTCGAATACATTGTACTGGTTCATGTCATTATGAGTGATATAAATATTATTGTTAATCAATGTGCATATACCGGGGTCGTGGACCTTCTCTTTATCTATTCCGTGATAGAGGGCCACGCGGTTCTTATATGTCAGTCTATACATTTCACCGTTTCCGCAAAACAGGTCCAGTACCCGGGCTCGCCTTGGTAGGTTGCGTCGGCGGAGTTCGGCCTTCTGCGGCGCCATAGAATTGTCGACTTTCTTAATCTTCATAATTGCGTTCTACTTTAATTCCAGTCTGTTCTAGCTTGATTAAAGCATTGTCCAGAACGGCCTTATTACTGGCGTCGGTCCTGATAACCGCCCATATCGGCGTGCGTACGGCATTCGACATATCGAGTTCACTAAGTAGATCGTCGATGTTAGCGGGCTTGAAATACCTGGTCATAATATCTTCGATTTCAGTATCAGTAAATCCAGTGGCGGTTAAATCGAAACTGCCGTCGTCCAGAGTTTCAAACGTATCCTTCAAATTGGACCAGTCCCATTCTGATAACAGGGCAGCTTGGTTGTCCATTATGCCATACGACTTGGCTGTTTTGGCGTCGTCGTCGACAAATATCGCGGCTATCTCGGTCCATCCTAGCGACTTTGCCGCCGTCCATAGACCGTTACCCGCTTCGATTATCTTCGTTTTAGCATTGCAGATAATAGGTTTTCGCTGGCCATATAAACGTAGACTGTCTTTAATAGCATTGATATTACGTTCATTGTGTTTTCGCGTGTTCCTTGTATCTGGCTTTATAGTGTCTATATCGATTATAAGCGGTTTTAATGCTTCGTTTATCTCATTCATAATAGCTAGTTAGCTTTATGCCCCCCCTTGCTAGTTTTGCGAAATGATATAAAAAAC